TCTTTTTTTCGATTTTTAATTGATCTTTCATCTCTAGACTTTTGAAGTTCTGCTTTTCGATCATCTCTACCTTTTTGAATAGCATTCAAACGATCGGTTCTGCCTTTTTGAATAGTTGCTAAACGAGCATCTCTATATTCGGCGCCTTCGTCTGTGTCGTCGTTGCCTTCTGCAAACTGACCCATCATTTCTTCAAAGCCTTGCTCAAGTGCAATTTCTTCTTTAGTAAGTGTTGTTTTGCTGTTATCTGTTTCGTCTACTTCTTCGTCTTTACTATCTTCTGACACTAAGTCATCTGGTCCTAGTGATTTTGCTTTAGTTGCTTCGCCTACTAGATTATAAATGTATGGAAATACATCAGCTAGTTCTTCGTTAAACTGCTTAATAGTTAATTGGTCAATCCAGTTTTCTTTTACGTCTGCTGGTACATCTTCCATCATTGGTGTTTCAAATGCTGCAACAGTTTCTGCATAGTATGCTGGTTTCTGAAGTGACTCAATTGTTTTCTTAACTGTAGCAATACGCTCTTTGACAACATCTACGTACCCTGCTAGACTTTCTGCCATTACAGCTGAACGACCCATGTAGTTTTTAAACTTGCGTAGTTTACCCATTTCTTCTGATAGGCCTACAATGTGCTTACCAAAGTCATCATATGTGTTGCCACCTTCTGCTACGTGACGTGCCATTGCTCTTGCACCACTTAGGTGCTTGTAAGGATAACGGAATCTTTCACCATCGGATGATTCGATGTAGATCTTACCAATTTTTTGTGTGCGTCCTGTTGCACTTTCTTGGTTGATACTTTCTGTATGTTTAATTACAATACGTGCTTCGCCTACTTTTTGATAGCTAATGCGACTTGTGCCATAAAGTTTTGATTCTGTCATTTGTCCGTCCCTAGATCGATTTGCTAAAAATTTATAATCTCTTTTTGTTAAATTTGTTTTATTAATATCTCTCACATCAAAATTTAGTAAACGTTTCTTTGCAAATTCACGTAATTCTTTTAAAAAGTTATACCAATTTTTTTGAGTTATTTTATCTTGATCGTTAATAAAATCTCTTGAATATATAATACTGATTCCGTCGTCTTCTGATAACGAGATAGATATCGAACCTAACGAGTTACCGTCTTCTTTATATTCAAAATCAAAAAATCTTGCAGCAGCCGGCTCGGTAACAATATTACCATCTTGGTCGCCAATAGTTAAATTAGGAAATCTTCCTCTAATTTTATTAAACAGGTCTTCTGATATTGTATTCAAGTTTTTCATATTGTATTTATCTAATAGTTACTGCTTACGAATATAGGCATGGGCGGATCGTAGTCTTCTAAATCATCTGCTTGTGTAAACGTATTATATACTCGCGGATCCCAATCTTTAAGTACAGCCATCATTCGTATAGCAAGAAGTGTAGCACTAATTAAATCATCAGTCATGCCAGACTTAGCTTGAAAGCTTGATCCTGTTGCAACAAACCCTTTAAGTTCTGATAAAAATGGTTTAGAATGTATAACCATTTTATCATTTTCTATCATTGTTTTTAATCTACTACAAGCGGTTACCTTTGTACTGTGTGTAGTATTAAATCCTTTGCGGAATTTACGAACATGTCCTTTGCGCATAGGTTCACTAACAAATAAACCAGGTATGTTCTCTTCACCAAAGTCGTTAATAACAATAAGACACGCTTCGCCGATACCGTTGTTTTCTACACTCCAGTATATACCTTGTGGATTATTTGTTTCTTGTTCTAAGTATTTGCATATGTCTGCAAGTACTCTAATCTGTCCGGGAATAGCAGTTTGGTTGTGTTGCCATTCTGCTACTTGTTCATAACTAGGTAATTCAAATACTTGTATTGCAGCATAGTCACCTCCTGTGCCCATACTAGGATCAAGTGCAACAGCATATGTATATTGGCTGGTTGGTTTTTTGTACCATCGTGTTTGTCCCATATTGAGTACAGGATTGCCGCCTTCCATGGCAGCAAGTTTAATTGAATTAATTAGTGTTTCATCAAATACTAGGAATTCACAACCGTATTCACGTCTAAACTTCTCTTCACCGATGCGTCCAATTTCTTCTTCTTTCCACTTGTCATCTCTATCAGGATGTTCATCCCATTGTGCAACAAAACTATGAAATCCGTTTGAACCTAGTTCTTGCTCGTTGCCGTGTGCATCAAACTTTTCTTCTGCTTGTTTCCAAATAGTAGCAAATGTATCTTCGTCACTGTTGGGTGTACTGGTAATAATAGCACGACCACCTGTTGCTAGTGTAGGTGAAATCGAAGTCCAAAACTCTTCCGCAATATTTGGCTGCACAAATGCAAACTCGTCGCAGTACAGTAACGAGATACTCATACCACGTCCTGTGTTGCCTGTTGTTGTTTGTGCAACAATACGTGATCCATTTTCAAATTCAATTGACTGTTTGTTGTAACTTGTAACACCTGCTCTAATATGATCTGGACATGTTTCATACACAAATCGTATGCGTGACATAATCTCTTGCGCACCTGTGTACTTGTGTGCAGCAACAAGAATAGTTTGATCTGGATTAAACATTGCATACCATGCTAGGTAGATACTAGCACACGTAGTCTTGCCTGTTTGCCTAGGCATCATATTGATATTAAAACGATAATTATGATAACTGTGCATCAAACGTAACTGGTATTCGTAAGGATCAAACAACAATTTACCTCTTACAGGATGTTGAATGTAGGCGAATTTACGTGCAAAATGTAAGTATCCTTCGTTAGGATCCATGCATTTCATCAAGTCTTCGACTTGCTCGTTTGTATATGTTTCTTGTTTATTGGCTTTCTTAATAAGAACGCCATCTAATGATGCTGCCATAATATTATTTATAGAAAAAAATAGCACCCGAAGGTGCTATTTGGGCCGTTCGCTCTATCGGTAGAACGTTCTTATTTCTTAAACTGTGGAGGTACTTCACCTTTTTTAGGCTTGCTACCTTTTTTACCTTTGCTAAGATCGTCTTTGCCTTTACCGTCTGCTGCATAGTCTGGTACCATTTTTCCATCTGGGCCTTTGACCATAGTCTTTTTCTTTTCAGCTAGTAAGTTATAAAGATGCTCTTTAATATCTTCCATTGCCATTGCATTATCGCCACGTTGTGCCGCTTTGTATGATTTCTTTTCGCGGTTGATGCCACCGCTTAGATCTTTAGTCATTACTTCGTGATCATCATACTTCTCATCTGGCTCGTTAGCATAGTCACCTTCGACTTCAATTTCGTCTTCGACTTCTTCCATTTCTGGTTCGTCACCTGGCTCATCCATCATTGCTGACAAGCGTTCCATATCTTGGCGTGGTGACATCATTGCGTCTGCTGCTGGTGCTGCATCGCCTAGTCCTGCATTTTTCATCATGTCTAGTAAATCTGCAACGTGTTCTTTACCACTTGCGTTCATGTTAACATTTACTGTTACTGGATTACCTTCGTGCTGCTCCGGTGCAGGCATTGCAGGCATAGGTCCTTCATCAACCATTGATCCACATTCATCTACTGCTTGAATTGACTCTAAAATAGTTTTCATATCGTTAACAGTTGATCCTGCTACTGACGGTTTATCGCCTGCTGCGGCCGAATCCATATTTTCTAAGATTTTTTTCATATCCATTGTATTAGCCTCCTACGACTGCTTTGGTATTTTCTGTATCGCCGATGTCCGATGACTCTCCAACCGGAGCACCTTCTGCACCACTGTGTTCATTTTCCTTGCGAGCAGTTTCTAATTCTTTTAATAAACTCATTACACGATTGCCTGCTACATCTTCTTGTGCAGTTTCTCCGCCCATGTCTTCTTTGGTCAACATAGCTTCATACGGAGCATCGTCTTTTGCTTTTTGATATTCTTCTCTAGGATCATTCATATTGCGTACAATAATATATGCCTGGTCAATGCCGCAACACTTACCTAAATATTCTTGTAGTACTTGACTAGTTGTCGGATATTCAACTTCTGCTTCAAAATATGTAACTTCCATATTTTGTAACTGTGGGAAGTCTAGTGGACGTTCTTGTATTGGTGTTTTTTTACCCGATGTCATGTTTATCACACTAAATTTCTTTAGAGCAGTTTCTAAATTATCTACACAGTCGTCTGGACAGTCTCCAGCAACTCCTATTTTAAATTCATAAGTCTTTTTAGACTCGGTAAGTATTTCTGTAAATGATCTCATTGCGCATTGATCCTGTTGTCTATGTATTATTTATCTTTATCTAAGCCTTTAAGTCGTTCTAAAAGACTATTTCTATCAGTAACTACATAGCCTTCGCCGTTAATGATAGAGTCGTCAGTTTTATTACTATCTTTATCCATTTTTTCTTTTTTAAGTTGTAGTTCAACCATTTTTAATTTTTTGTCTAATTTTGCAACTTTAGCATCTAATCCTGTTTTAAGCATTCCGCCTGCAACTTCAAATACACGACCGCTGTAACGACTTTCAACATTCATGCCTAAATCCATTAGATCTTCATATGCTTGCATTGCTTTATCTGCTACTTCATTAAGTTCTTTGTCAGCTGCTTCGCCTAGACCTTTTACACTCGGGAGCGCCGCAGTAATTTTATCAAACTCGGCTATGTCTCTAAAAGTTTCTGCTTGTTCAATTTCGTATGCCTTTTGTTCTTTTTCTTGATCTTCTGCTTGATCTATAATTTCTTTAGAATCAGGTAAGTTTAAAAGGTCTTCTAATTTTTTAGTCATGGGTCCTATCCATTATATGCTACTATTATTTATCTTTTACGACCATTGTGGAAAATATCATCTTCAGTAACAATACGGAATATTATTCCTTTTTGTTTACACCATGCTCTTGCAGCTTCCCATTTAGCTTGATTTATTACATAATGTGCTTGATTGTGTTTACTTCTGCCTAATCTTTCTCGCATTGCTTGATTGGCAGGTTTAACTTCGATTAATTCTACACGCTGCTTCGTGCCTTTGTCTGAATAAACTATAAAAAAATCTGGAACATATATAGTTTGCTTACCGGTAAGTGGATTTCTATAAGGTATACGTATTGCTTCACTAGCCCATTGTAATATAGCAGGATGATCGTCACACATTTTCATAAATGTAAATTCCCATCCTGATCTGTATGTAGGTGTTTTTGTACCTACATACTTTTGTGGATTTTTTAGATTATATTTACCTTGAGCAAAACGTCCCATTAGATAATAATATTTCTAGCCTCGAGTCTCAAACCTTCAATGTTAGTTTTAAAACCTAACTGACTAGTTTTATCTCTGCTGTTATTAAGTATTTGTCCTATAACATTATTAAGTTGTACATCATTAACGCCGTCTAAAGTGTCTAATAGTTTTTGTACAGAAATTTTATCAGTTCTTGCTTGTGCTAATAATGTATTAGCAGTTGAGGTTGCACTAACTTCTTCAAAGCCTCTTTTCAAAAAATAACCAATTACTGCATCGATATCGGCTGCACTAAATGCTGCTGTTGGTTGATAAAATTTGTCAAAAAATCGTTTAACTTTTGTGGCGCTGTCTGGACTTAACGTATTTGGTAACTGTGACAATAAATTTCTCCTATTTTATAGCATTTACAACTGCGTTTGCTAGATTTACAATTTTTCTATCGCCGCCTACTAATTTTCCAATAACTTCTTTTTGTATTGCTTGTTGAGTTGCGCCTTCTAATGTGTCATACTGTTGAAAATTTCTACTATTATACGAATCACTAAATGAACCTGTGCCTAAAGCAACTTTAACCAAACTATTTAAAGCAGCAGGATTGTTTAATATTCTATCAGCAAGTACATTAGGATCGTTATTTACATCTCTAACAGTATTTGCAATTCTTATAGCAAGGTCAGCTTCTGGTGCACCTGGAAATCTAAGATTATTTATGCCGCCGGTACTCAATACCGAATCAGCTATTATTGCTCCTAATGTAGGAGCACCGCTGGAATTTCTACCTAATAATGGATTAGTAGGATAACCAAAATTATTTGATGTGTGTCTAAAAGGTCTAGGTTGATTAGCATAAAATTGTTCTAGTTTATCACTGACAGGACTAGGTGTATTATCGTATCCAGTTTCTGGTGCAGTAAATCCTTTTGGCGTGTCAAAATCATTTACATATCCGCTATCATATAATACCGATTCGTACATTACTGTTAATTGATTTTCAGTAATACCTGAGGCGTCACTATAATCTAAATCACTATGTTGCCAGTTTTGCACTACTGGATTAATTAATGTATAACTATTCCATTCTTGTTTTGCTAATTGAAAAATTTTAATTTCTTTAAAAAAAGGCGTATTAAAGTTATTATCTAACCCGTAGCTAGGAACACTGTTTGCAAACTTATCTAGTGGATCATAATCAAATCCAGAATTTTTCTTACCGTCTCTATAATAAAAATTATAATATTCTTTTAATAAGTCTTTTGTGTGTCCTGCCATATCGTCGTGAAATGTAAAAGTTACAGGTTCGTAGTCTATTCGTGTTTGAATATTCTTTTTTCTATTATACTGTTGCACAGTAGAAATCTGTGATGTATATGAAGGTAAATTTAAACTTTTAACTAATACATTTATTAAATTATTTTTAAAAGAAGAAATAGGAGACTTAAATCTTGCTTCGGGTGTTAGGTCAAAATAGCAATGATATAGATACTTAACCTTCGGAGAAAAATCAAGCCTCTGTTGTGTATATAAATTATGGGCATGCTGAGCATCTCGTAAAAGAATTGACGACACAATGAATCTCCTTATAAAGTATTTATTATAATTAATTATATACGCACATAAAAAAATAGAGAGCAAAAGCTCTCTATTTCATAGTTATGCCACTATATAATAATTAACCTTGAACTGACTGGTTACCTGTAACTAGTACTCCAGGTCCTGTTGACGTATCACCGCTTGGTCTATTAACAGGTTCGCCTACGCCATTATTTCTAGTAGTTCCGTCTGCATCTGTTTGTACTGCATTGTCGTATCTTATACTTAATGTAACAGTAACTGGATCAGTTGATGCACTATATGCTAATGAATTATAATTAGCTGATTCTAAATAGCAACCTACTAGATTCCATTGTTCTAATACAGTTGGAGATGTTGCGTCTCCGCCGTTGCCGCCGTCTAATATTTGAATTTTTGCTTCAAATTTATAACTTGCTCCAGAAACTGCACTTGCTTGTTCATAAAAGTCAAATTGTTTCTGTAACTGTTGTCCGGTTACTTTACTTATATTATTATTTACATCGTCACGTAATGTAAGTGTAATCGGATCCCAAGAATGTTTACCTGCTAGGTATGATCTTGAGTTATACACATCTAGTGTAATTGTTTCGAAATTAACTGTTGGACGAGTAACGTCTACAACCTGTTTTGTTACTTCAGTTAGTAGTCCTCCGTCAATACCAAAATTTTGTAATACGACTCGAAATCTGTATTGCAGTTTCGGCATTAACAATGTGCCGTTTCTTTGGCCATCGTCGATCGGAACCGAAATATTTCTTAATGATGTTAGTGGCATATTTTATCCTCTCTTTGATACATATATTTAGCTCTTTTTAGTAATCAGGCCCTAGGGCCTAATTATCAACCTCCTAATGCAGCAATTTCGCCTGTGTTTTTAATACGCAATGGAATGTAAATAAATTCAATTGCTTTTACTGGTTCAATTGCTATATCTAACCAAAGCTCGTTACGATCAATTCTAGCTGGTGTGTTATTTGAATCATCACATACTGTAATGAAATCATACAATGCACGTAAGCTAACTAATTCTAAGCAGAACGCATCTGCTGCTGATTTAACCTGATCTCTTGTAATTCTGTCATTTGGTTCAAACAAATAAGGTCTTGCTAGAAGTTCTAATTGTGTTCTCATATAAACAATCAACCTTGCTACATTAACTCTATCAAGAGCGCTTGCATTTCTTGCTCTAGTTTTTTGACCAAATACAACTAATCCTGCTCCACTAATAAATGTAATTGGATTAATATTATTTTCGTATAATGTATCTCTTTGTCCTGTATTAAGAGAAATACTTACAAACTCTCCTTCAGAATTTACATATCCTGAACTTGTTGCATTTGTAACTCCGCCACGTCTTGTACCAGCTGGTGCAAACCATGGATAAGCAACCTGATCATTTATTATCATTGTGCGTAGAGCCATATGACTCGGTGGAACAACAACGTTATTACCGTTATTATCACTTGTGAATCCCCATGGATAATACATACCTAAATATTCATCAAAGCTCACAGAACCATTATCATTATCTTCTACTGCTGAACGAACATTTGATGCCCAGTTATTCAAAGATGTTGCATCCGGTGTTAATCTTGCAGGAGAATCACCTACAACAAATCCTGTTAAGCGTCTGTCGTAATTAAGTGTAATCAATTCTCCGATTAATTCCGGATATCCTGGACACGCCATTAAGTTAAATCTTCTTGCTTCTTCGTCGCGGATATCTTGGTTACCGTTAACAGTTGCTTGCAATGACTGTACAACTGATTTACGTTGTGCAAGTCTACCAAATGTACCCGAACCGTCTGCATTGTTACCACTTAGTGTTACCCAACGGTGTGGATAATAAAGATCCATTGATTGTGCATTACCATTTGCATCAAACGCATCGCCGCTATCAACTGTATATTGCTCGTTATCACCCGATGTATCTATGTAGTTGCGCTCAAAACGCTTAACGTTAAATCCGCTTCTACGTGTGTTCCATAGCAACATACCTTTTGGATATAGTGCCGGATCTGGACAATCAGGATCTACATAGTTACTTTCTAATAAATCTGTAATTTCTGCTGCATCACTTTCTGATCCTGCTGCGCCCCAACGTGCGTCTGCAAATAGTATACCATTTTCAGTTGTTTGATCTGTTTTATCTACTAACACCCACGAACTTAACGCTTCGTTATATTTGTATACAGTTCCGTACTCTTCAATGTCGCCAGTTGCAATCCAAATATCGCCATCTTGTAATGGATTTGATTGTGAATTTTCAGTAGGTTCACTAGCTGACACTATAGGTCCATTTGGATCCGTATCATTAGTACCATTTCCGTGATCATAATTTAAATACCCTATCCAGTTTGCACCGTCGTTTATCATCATATCAACTTCGTCTACTACTGAATTGTACCAAACTTCACCGTCTGCTGTTAAGCTTAATGGTGCATCAACTGCTGGAGTATAGTTTAATACTTTCCAGTTTGAAGCTAAAAATACATCAGCAACGCCGCCTTCACCTAGTAATGTCGGTGCGTCTGTAATAATTTGTGTTGGTGCATTATACAAGTTTGATGTAGTTGCAGTATTACCTGCTTCAAATACAGCAAATCCTGTTAAAGCTAATGCTCCGTCGATATCGTAAAGATAAAAATCACCACCTGTTTTATGTTCAATACTAATTCTATTTTGACTATCAACACTTGCTACAATATTTGTTAAACCTGCTGCATTAATTGCACCTGCAATTGTATCTGCGTCACCTGATGCGCCTGTTGCTGTAAAATTAACAGTTACTGGTGCAGCAAATATATTTGAATTTGTTTTTGTTTCAGCAATTGCAAAGTCATATGCAACTAAATTTGTTAATCCAGTTGTAACTTTAGGACTTTTAATAGATGTAGTACCGTTAGAATTTCTACGATAAAATTTAAAGTTAACTTTCGGATTAGTATCTTCTTCAATATTTACTTTTGCATAAAGATCGCCTGTTACAAGATTTGACCCGCCACCTGCTCTGTCTAATCCATATAGTGCTGCTGAACTAGTTTGAAAAGCAGGAACAGTTATTCTTTCCCATAAATTAGTTTCAGCGTTATAATTTTTTATACGTAGATCAATGCCGCCATTTGGTTCTGTTGTTTTAAACCAAATTGACCCAGTTGGTCTTGGATTAACATCTACTGCTTTAAACGCAGGCACACTTGTATGATCAGCAACGGCAACTTTAGGTGAATAATAAGTATCTGCTACTAATCCAAGTTCTCCATTTGCTGTTCCAGCGCCTATTACTAAGCTTTCGTTTGTTGTATATATTTCTAATGCACTATCTACAACTGCTGCCGACACTCCTGAAATACCTGCATCATTAATATCTACTGCTGCTAATGCTGCCGATGCACCACTTAATGTAATTGCTGGTTCGCCGTCGATGACAACTGTATTACTAGGTGTAACTGTTGGGTTTTGTAACGAACCTCTTACTGTATAATGACTAGACTTCCATGCATCTGACCCAACTTCTACCCAAGTTCCGCTATTATTTTTATAGTATGCTCTATTCATAGTGGTAATGGCTACAATGCAATAATCGCCTATTGCACCTACACTTGCTTTAGGTGCACCTGGCGCTGATAAACTTTCGCCTACTGTTCTATCAACATCATTTGGAGTTAAAACAATAGGTATTATAGTATTAAAACTTTGTCCGCCGATTGCATTAATAGCTGCACCATTCCATTCTTGAATTCCAAAGTCTGTAGATTGTACATCAAACCAGTATGAGTTTGCTTCTGGTTCGCCTCCTGGTGCAGTTGCACTTGCTGTTAGTTTTCCTAAATCAAGATCTGCTCTACATACATATACACGATTAGTAACTCCTAATAACGAATATGCAGTTTGTAGTCCGTATTCATTTAGTTCTCCTGCATGAATCGGATTATTGTTAGTATCAGTATAAAATGTTGGAGTACCAAATAATTCAACTAATTCTCTTTGTGAAGTAACTAAGTATGGTGTTCCAGCATTTGCTGCTAGTGTTCCTGCTGCTAGCTCTGAACCGCCGCCGTTTAGCTTATTTTCAGCAGAAGCTACAAATATCATAGGTACAGTACCAGCAGCTGCCGGAGTATAAAAACTCTCGTCTATGACTTGTACTTCTACACCTGGTGATGTTAATGCCATTTTTTCTTTCTCCTATTGGGTAGTGTTCTTATTGTATTTAGTAGATTTATTTTAAATTCACCTATTAAACCATACAAAAAAGGGGCAAAAAAGGTGCGATAAATAAAGTTATGAGACCATTATGTATTTGTAAGCAAAGACCAGCAGCAATTAATTACCGTAAAGGTAATAAAGTATACTATAGAAAAAAATGCGAGATATGTGTTAAGCACGGAAGTATTGGACACGGTCTTCCGAGGTGGCAAATTGCAGGCTATATTAAAAAAGATTATTGTGAAAAGTGTGGATTTAAATCTAAGTATCAAGAACAATTTGATGTTTTTCATATAGATGGACATTTAGATAATTGTCGTCCAAATAATTTAAAAACTGTATGTGCAAACTGTCAAAGAATTTTACAAAAGGAAGGCGTTCGTTGGAAACAAGGTGATCTTACTCCAGATTTTTAGGTTGACATTTAACTTACTTTATGTTATTATTATTGTAATGATAAGGCATTAATAGGAGTACAGCATGTCAATTGATTACAAATTTAATGAAAAAGCACTTATTGAAGAGTTTCAAGCATATATTGATAGTACATATCAAGGTCATTATGCTACTAATAAATTTCAGTCAACCGAAGTAATTATTGAACGAGGTCATGGTACAGGTTTTTGTATGGGCAATGTTGACAAGTATTCTAATCGTTACGGCAAAAAGGGTTCTAAGGATGATGCAAGAAAGGACTTAATGAAAGTTTTACATTATGCACTAATACAATTGCATATACATGATAACGACCTTTAACCTATAGTGAAGCCATATCCTGTGCCGCCGGCAACAGCTAATGATACTTCTTGTTCTAGCTTATCCATCTCAGTTTGTGCCTCTGCCTTTAGTGTATCACCATTTAGTGTTGATCCGCCTTGAGGCCCTGCAATAGTAGCAAACTTTGAACGTGCTTCGCCTAGCATATATTTACAACTTGCAAGAGTATAATCTTTAATCCATTGTACAGCTAAGTAATCTTTTAGTAATTCTTCATCTGGACGATAATTGTATACCATTAATAAAAGATCCTCTTCAGAGCGCGGCCTTTGTAATATTGTCAATTTCTTTGTAGTTGAATTCCACTGGAATTCTATAAAACTACCAAACATTCTGCCTACTAGTTCTTGATACTGACTAAACATATCATATGTTGCTAGTCCGCCCATTTTAGAACCTGATAACAAATAAGTGTTTGTATAAGCAAGATTAAATGGTTCAAACAGTGTGCCGCCTCCGCCGCCTCCGGATCTTGATCCTATTGATCTGCGAAAAATTTGTCTAACTTCCATTACTTCATTAGGTAAAATATATTCGTTTTGATCTATTACTGTTGGCATAAACATATACGATTCTTCTACACTATAATAACTGTGCATACGATATCTTGTTAGCGCCTTTGTTAACGCTGTTTGATAATGTATCGGGTCTAATTCAACATCGACCATTCCGCCGCCGAGGAATGCGTTTACATAATCAAATATTTCTTGTTTTTGTGTTGCTAGTGTCATATGAAGTTCTCCAATAGTATTTATTCGTTACGATAAATATGTATAACAATAGGAGAACGGCTATCCCTCGCTTATCACTATACAAACCAGAACGTGGCAATGATTATGAATTTCTCGATCGTCAGATTGAAGAAATGTTTCATATTGGCGGAACTGATATTAATATACACAAATATTTAGGACCAGTAAATCCTGAAGAAGATGAAGCAACGGCTGCACAACCGCAATACGATGCTGTAAATGAAACTAATATACAAGATTTGCTATTTTTAGAAAATAGAGATAGAAAATACGAAAAAGATGTATATAGTCATAGAGCTATATATAATGTTCAAGATATTGATTTTGATTTAAGTCAATTTGGATTATTTTTAAGTAA